GCAAGCCACGTGGCGCAAGTGGGGCTGGATACCGCCGTCCGAAGCACTGCCCCCACCACCCCCAGAGAAGCCCATGCCCGTGTCTGCTACGGTAGCCACGCCTCGCATCCATCGCCTCAAGTAATCTTTCCCTATCAACAAAAGGAGAATCACATGCCTGATATCGCAACTGCTTTACGCCAAGCCCTCGACGATTGGGAGCCGCCTGCCTCGCCCCCTGTACCCGAGCCCGCCAAGCCCTACTTCACTGTGACCAACAACGTGACCCGCATCACGTTCGACTACGTGCGAGACAACCCCGGCAAGACCCGCAAAGAGGTCGCTCTTGCGTTGGGTACGCAAGGGTTTAAGTCAAGCTCTGTGACCTCCCTGCTTGGGCAGATGTGCAAGCAAGGCATGATGCGCGAGAGCGCACACCTGCTCTATGTCACGATGAATGAGTACACGCCGATCAAGTCAGCTAGGGCAATCAAGGCGCTGGCCAAGAAGCCTCAAGCACAGCAGCGCAAGATCGTCACCATCACTCGCAAAGCAGCGCCCGTTGCCGAGCCTACACCGCAGAGCAACGAGTGGTCACCGAACGATGTCATCGACAAGCTGACTGTGCATCAAGCCATCGCACTGTTCAAAGCATTGCGTAACGTCTTGGTGGGGTGAAGCATGGCCAACTGCAAGCAACACATGTGGGAGCCTGTCGAGGGCCAACCGATTTACAAGTGCGCCCGATGCGGCGCTTTTCTGAGGATCATCAAATGAAAGACGAAGCATTGAAGCTGGCTTCCGCGCTGGATCATTGGGCAACACAAATGGACATGGGTCGTAAACCAGACCCAAAGTCACTTACTCGAAAAGCATCTGCGGAATTACGTCGATTACAAGCCGAACTTGATGCCACCAACCGTCAGGTAGAAATCCTGTCGGATGCGCTGGCCGAGTCACGGCGGGGGGTTGCAGCACCTGTCCAGCCTGTCTTTGAGTTGCAAGAATCAGGCTGGGAAATTATCTGTGACCTTGATTGGATACAGACACTGCCATTCGGAACCAAACTCTACACCGCCCCACCCGCAGCACAGCCAGCCGTGCCCGATGCCTTTGGAACCCGTGAGGGTGAGCATCCCCAATACATCCAAGGCTGGAACGATTGCAGAGCAGAGATGCTGAAAGGAATGAAATGAAAACCACGATAGACATGGCCCGTGAGGCTGGCTTTGATGTGGTTGTACAAATTAATGCTGTAGATGGAAGCATTGCACACCTCACAGCATTTGCTGCCCTTGTCCGTGCTGATGAGCGTGAGGCGTGTGCAAAGGTGTGTGAGGAAGCCATATCGAGCATCTGGGAGTTTCACCCCGAATACGTAAATGAAGTAGGGCGCAACGTCTGCACAAACCTTGCCACCGCCATCCGAGCAATGGGAGAAACCAAATGAAATGTAAATGCCATCCCGAGTCGCCCTTCCACTGGGCGCACAACCCAAGACCGAGCGTGTTTACTCTGGACGTTCACTTTCGGCCAAAGAACGCCAAGGTGTATGAAAATCTAACCAAGGAACAGAACGTGATTGCGTACAAACAGTTCAGCGTCCACAGCCGGGCGCATCCCGGTGTTAAACCCTCATTCAACAAGCACGAGCTATGAGAACCAACGCCACGCAGTCCCTGCGTATGCTGCTCAAGGACAACCCTGACGGGCTGGACGTGGGCACAATGGCCAACCACCTTGAGCGTGAGCCCAGCAACATCCGTAAACTACTCAGCACAATGCCTGACGCATACATCGACAGATGGGTGCGCCAAAGAGGTAACCCACCAACAGCCATCTGGTGTGTCGTAGTACCGCCAGACAATTGCCCCCGACCCGACAACCAACGAAGGAGAAAACCATGAAGAACGACGCAGCTGTGGAAGATCACGGACCCATCACCCCCGAGGAAGAAGAAGTTATGCAGCAGATGCTGAACAAAAGCGCGAACGGCACTACGGCCGACGACATACAGATCAGTGGCAACCACTACAAGGACATGCCCATCCAGCCATGGCACATCATGGAGGCAGTGCTCAGCCCCGAGGAGTTCGTAGGCTTCCTCAAGGGCAACATCATCAAATACAGCCTGCGTGCTGGGCGCAAGGACGGCAGCGATGACGCGGGCAAGGCCAAGCACTACATGCAAAAGCTCAAAGAGTTCAGGGGGTACTGACATGGCTGATACCCCCGAGAAGAAGGTCAAGAACGCTGTGCGCAAGATGCTGGACCGCTTGGGCATCTACCACTTCATGCCTCCGGGCATGGGGCTTGGGCGCTCCGGGATACCCGACATCATCGGCTGCTACAAAGGTCGCTTCGTTGCGATCGAGTGCAAGGCTGGCAAGGGCAAGGTAACTGCGCTGCAAGAGCGTGAGTTGATTGCAATCTGCAACGCTGGCGGGTTCACGTTCGTGGTGAACGAGACCTGCCTTGATGAACTAGAAGAAAGGTTGCTGGCATGGATAAGCTGACACAAGACTCGTGGACTGCCGCGATAGAAGACTTACGCAACAGTGATGAGGGGCTGCGCGATCACTTCGGGAGGTTGATCCTGATGCTGGCCAAGTGCTACAACGAAAACGCACCCCACAAAGCCGTCGTGGTTATCGACACTGGGGAGTCACTGCTGACGTTCTGCGCTGGCGCTGACGAGATGGAGCTGGCCGAGATGATCGGTCAAGCAAACGAGATGGCACAAGCAATGGTGCTGCGCAATGCACCACCCAAGGAGATGTTTAATTGAGCAAACCATACGACAACATCATCACAGTCGATGCAGAAACTCGCTGGTCGAGAGCTGACTACACACTCAGCAAGATGACCAACGAAGAGTACGTCCGCGACCAACGCTTCAAAGCGTTTGGGTTCTGCTTCCATGAGTACGGCAGCGACGACCCCATCGTGTGGGTACGCCACGTAGACCTGCCGTACTACCTTGCGTCCATTAACTGGAGTAGGACAGCGTTGCTTGCGCACAATGCCCAGTTCGACGTGTCGATCTTGAGCTGGCGCTACGGGGTCAAGCCTGCGTTCATCTTCGATACGCTGTCCATGGGCCGCGCAGTGCGCGGTGTTGAGGTCGGCAACTCCCTGATGAAGCTGGCGCAGGACTTCGGCCTGCCGCCCAAAGGGCACGCGGTGTACAGCACGGATGGTTTGCAAGAGCTGACGCCGGAGATCGAGCACGAGCTGGCTGAGTACTGCAAGCACGACGTGTTCTTGTGCGAAGAAATCTTTACCAGATTGGTAAAGAACTACCCCGCCAAAGAACTGCGCCTGATCGACATGACCCTGCGCATGTACACAAACGCTTGCCTTGAGCTGGACCGGGAGATGCTCATCAAAGCACTATCAGAAGAAGGAGAAAAACGTGAAGGCCTACTTAAGAAACTCGGCATCGAGGAATCTGCACTTGCGTCGAACCCAAAGTTTGCGGAAGTCCTTACTCTCATGGGCGTCACTCCCCCTACGAAAGTCAGCAAGACCACTGGGAAGGAGGCGTTTGCTTTCGCAAAGAATGACGCGCTATTTCAAGCGCTGCTCAACGGTGAACGTGAAGACGTTGCCCTTCTTTGTGAGGCGCGTCTTAGGGTCAAGTCTACAACCGAGCGCACGCGTGCACAGCGGTTTTTGGACATATCGGGCAGGGGTGCGCTCCCGGTACCGCTTAGCTACTACGGCGCAGCAACGGGCCGCTGGACTGCGGCCAAGGGCAGCGCCATCAACATGCAAAACCTCAAGCGAGGTTCGTTCTTACGCAAAGCAATCATGGCACCGGTGGGGAACCAGCTTGTCGTTGGGGACCTTTCACAAATTGAACCGCGAGTACTGGCGTGGCTTGCGGATTACGAAGATATGCTCGACATCTTCCGGTCTGGCAGTGACGCTTATGCCGCTTTCGGCGCTCAGATGTTCGGTATACCCGGCCTTTCAAAAGAAAGTCACCCAGACCTTAGACAGTCTGCAAAGTCGGCGCTCCTTGGCGCGGGGTACGGCCTTGGATGGGCTTCTTTCGCTGCCCAGCTTCTCGTTGGATTCCTTGGCGCACCTCCCGTACGCTACGATAAATCGTTTGCGAAGAAGCTCGGTGTGGACGCCGCCTACATCGACCGTTTCGTTGGGTGGGACGAGAATGTTAAGAAGCTCCGGGAGATTCCCCACACCTGTACGGAACGTGAGTTGCTGATCCACTGCGTCGCGGCCAAGAAGATCATCGACATCTACCGCAGCACAGCGCACCCCGTGGTCAGCTTCTGGGACATGTGCAGCAAGCTGATGGAGAAGTCGCTTTACGGCGGCGAGGAGGTGGTGTATAAATGCGTCACGTTCAGAAAAGAAGAGATCGTCTTGCCCTCGGGCATGACCCTCAAGTATCCGAACTTACGTAACGAATACGACAAAGAAACAAAGCAACGCAATTGGGTGTACGGTGAAGCTGGCGTCAAGCCAACCAAGCTGTACGCTGGGAAGATAACGAACAACATCGTGCAGGGAACTGCGCGTGTGGTGATGACAGACGGCATGCTACGGGTGGACAAGAAGTACCCCGTGGTGGGCACAGTGCATGATGAGTTGCTCTGTGTCGTGCCTGACGCTGAGGTCGAGGGAGCCAAGGACTGGGTGCTGGAGCAGATGATCGCTCAGCCCAAGTACATGCCCGGCATACCGCTGAACTCAGAGGTCGGTGCACACCGCCGTTATGGATTGGCAAAAGGTTAACAACAGGAGAAAGCGAATGAAGCAACTGACACTACCCAAGAAGATCAAAGTGGGGGAGAACTGGTACAGCGTGGAGATCGCGGAAGCGATGCGTGAGCGTCTGTACATGGGCGAGGTGCACTACGCCAAGCGCACCATCACACTGGCGCGTAAGTCGTACCACGGCATACCGCTGAAACTCTCGGCACTGCAAGAGACGTTCTGGCACGAGCTGACACACGCCATACTTGAGAGCATGGACCGCCCTGACCTGAACAACGACGAGAACTTCGTCGAAGAGTTCAGCAACAGGCTCAGCAAAGCAATTCAATCTGCGAGGTTTTGATGACAGTTAAATGGTCACATTCAGCGCTCAAGGACTACGAAGGTTGTCCCCGGCGCTACCACGAGGTGAAGGTCTTGAAGAAGTACCCCTTCCCAGAGACTGAAGCCATCCTGTACGGCAAGGAGCTGCACGCGGCAGCGGAGTTCTACATCAAGGACGACAAGCCCCTGCCGCCCCAGTTTGAGTTCGTCAAGGACATGCTCGATGCGCTCAAGTCCAAGCCCGGTCGCAAGCTGTGTGAGCACGAGATGGGCGTGACGGCCGATCTGCGCCCTTGCGGGTTCATGGACAAAGATGTGTGGGTGCGCGGCATTGCCGACTTGCTCATCATCGACGATGACAACTTGACAGCTCGCGTGGTGGACTATAAAACGGGGAACAACAAGTACCCTGATCGGGAGCAGCTACGGCTGATGGCTTTGATGGTGTTCGTGCACTTCCCGCACATCCGCAAAGTCAGCGGTGGTCTGCTGTTCGTGGTCAAGAACGACTTGGTCAAGGCCAGCTTCTTGCGCGGTGAAGCCGAGGAGTACTGGTGGGATTACCGGACACGCGTCGCCCGCATTGAAAAGGCGCATGAGACCGGGGTATGGAACCCCAAGCCCACACCGCTATGCGGCTGGTGTGCCGTTAAAACCTGTGAACACAACCGAAAGAGAGATTGATATGGCAACGAGAGACTACAAGAAGGAATACAAGCGTGATCTGGAGACCGGCAAGTCCGGCCCCGAATCGGACCAGCATGAGCGCCAACGTGCGCGGCGTGCATATGACAAGAAAGGCGTTGACCGTGCAGGCAAAGACATCGACCACGTCAAGCCCCTACGGGCTGGCGGCAAGTCAACGCCGGGCAACCTGAGACTGCGTGCCAAGAAAGCCAATCAAGGCGACAACAAATAATCACCGGAGAAAGCAGTGGACATCATCGACAACAAAGCCGTTGTCTTCAGAACGCGCAACCCCGACAAGTACCGCATCATCCCCAAGCACAAAGTCATCGAACGCGATGACGGCAGCTTCGATGTTGCTGTGTACTGGGGCTTGGACGAAGCGCGTGTCCTGAAGAATCTAGGCGTGAAAGACATTCGGTCACCCATCACTCGGCGCTACGACTGGCCGGGGCGTTACAAGCCGATGGAGCACCAAGTGGATACCGCATCGTTCCTCACCATGCACAAGCGTGCGTTTTGTTTCAACGATCCCGGCACAGGCAAGACGCTTGCAGCGCTGTGGGCCGCTGACTACTTGATGAAGCTAGGCTTCGTGCGGCGTGTGTTGATACTGTGCCCACTGTCAATCATGCACTCAGCATGGCTCAGTGATCTGAACAACAGCATCATTCATCGTTCGGCCATCGTGGCGCATCACAACAAGGCATCACGCCGGATCGAGATGATCCAGCAAGACTACGAGTTCGTGATATGCAACTACGATGGGCTGAACCTGATTGCCGAGGAGATCGTCAACGACGGCCGCTTTGATCTGGTGATTGTCGATGAGGCCAACGCCTACAAGACCGTGACCACCAAGCGCTGGAAGACGCTCAAGTCGATCCTCACACCCAAGACCCACCTGTGGATGATGACGGGCACACCGGCATCGCAGTCGCCTGCTGATGCGTACGGGCTGGCCAAGTTGGTCAACCCCGACAACGTGCCGATGTTTTACACAGGATGGCGTGACTCGGTGATGAACAAGATCACGCTGTACAAGTGGGCCCCCAAGCCTGATGCGCGTGACCGTGTGTTCAATGCGCTGCAGCCAGCGATCCGGTACTCCAAAGACCAGTGCCTTGACTTGCCGCCAGTGATGACGCTTACCCGTGAGGTGCCGCTGACTCCGCAGCAGGCCAAGTACTACAACCTGCTCAAGGACCAGATGCTAGTGCAGGCGGCTGGAGAGGTCATCACAGCGGTCAATGCCGCTGCTATGCTGAGTAAGCTGCTGCAAGTCAGTTGCGGCGCTGCGCTCACGGATACCAAAGAGGTGGTGGAGTTCGACGCCAGCCCCCGGCTTGGCGTGCTGGAAGAAATTCTGGAGGAGACATCGCGCAAGGTCATCATCTTCGCGTTGTTTCGCGCCAGCATCGAGACCATCCAGCGGCACCTGACATCCAAGGGCATCACCAACGAGTGCATCCACGGCGGCGTGTCTGCAAACAAGCGCGGCGACATCATCCACCGCTTCCAGACCGACCCCGACCCAAGGGTGCTGGTCATGCAGCCTGCGGCCACAGCGCACGGCATTACGCTGACTGCCGCTGACACCGTGGTGTTCTACGGCCCGTTGATGAGCGTGGAGCAGTACATCCAGTGCATTGCCCGTGCCGACCGCAAGGGCCAGAACTCCGACAAG